GAATCTGATAACATCAGCCAAAGTCTTGGTTCTATTAGGTCTGATATCAGGAGGAAGAGCTTTCGTGGACAAAGGAAATACTCTGTTCCCTTCACTATCTCTTAATGATCTGTTATCTTCTTCCAGATTTTTAAGATGTGTATTAAATGGTGTAGCCTTAATACCTTTCTTGGTATTGGATGGAGTAAGAGAATGTACTCTCATACCATGTGCTCTGTATATATTTAACAACCGTTCAAAGATAAAAGCCTCATGCCATTCTCTATAGGAGAGAACTTCACCACTCTCATAAGCACCACGATAGTCACCAAGAAGATCCAANGGAGCTTGATGATCAAGATTAAATGCTATAAAGCATGGATCACTATATTGATCTGGAGTGCTCTCTACAGAGTCACCACTAAGATGTACTATATCTGCACCTTCAGGGAGGAAGTCATGTACAAAATCTGACGTTAGATTGTCAACAGGAATTACATTTGTATTCATCCATAGTAACCATCCACCATCTTTAGTTTCTTCTGCTATCTTAAAGGCTTCTTCGGTCAGGGAGAATACTTTCGGAGCTGTTAGTAAAGTATCTATTCTCCAGTTGTATTCAACAGTACCATTCTCCGTACCATTATGCACATCCATACTGGAACGAAATTCATTAAACTCTTCTACATCTTCTAAATTCTTGTATGTTATAGTTTTTGGAAGAGAGTAGGCTTCCAAAGCACATTCAAAATGATAAGCAGATAACTTAATATCTGGATGCCAGAACTTATCAACTCTGTTGAACATTTGATGTGCATGATCTTTAAGAGAGTTCTCATTAAAGGCTGTTACTACATTTAGTTTTGTCATTTATTATCCTTATTATTCCATAAATACAATGTCACTTGCATTGCTTTCTTTCTTTGTCTTTATAAGATAATCTATTTCCCCATCTACCATACCGTTGGCTTGCAACCATCGTGCATCATTGGTCCACTCAACTGCATACTTTGCATCTATTGTTCCTCTGCATTGCCAGTTTTCAAACCACGGACCACCTGTGGTGAAGTGTACATTCTTGGCTTCAAGTTTTATATCTGAGTGTCCATCCAACCAATTCCATTCCTCTGGTATTTTTCCTATGTCCGCTTCTTTATCAGGCAACCATTCAAAACCATGCAGCCATCTCCCCATTCTGGTATTGACATCATCTATAGTGAGAGATTTGTGTGCATCATGAGCACAATTAAACATTATAAGACTTGACCAATTTTTCCTACGATATGGTTCCTGTACTTTATTATCCATTTTACTTCCCATCTTCGGCTCGTACTTGTGATGTGTACACCATAAAGGATAATAGTTCATGTCACACAATTCAAACAGTTCTGTCACATCTGTTCTCATGTACATATCACAGTCCATGTATAGAGCTTTACCTTCAAACATATTTAGAAAGGGTACAAGAAATCTGGTAAAGGAAAACTCACTGGAAAATGGACGGCCATCTATGGTGTCATAGTCTTGACCGTCCATCGTCGTATGCTCTCTACGATACAGTCCCATACGTTCCACAACATCCCTTTTAATAGGCACTACTCTCACTGGTTTCGATGCGATACGTTCCAATGAGAACTTTAATACTTGGTAGGCCATGTCCTCCTTTGGATCATAGCCAATATAGACTGTATTCATAAAGTCTCCTTAATTAATTGTTATTAACTTTGGCCTTTGCTCTTCAGGGATATTTTGCTTCAAGTTAATGTGAAGAACTCCATCGGTTAGTTCAGCCCCTTCAACTTCTATCGTGTCGTTGAGTATGAACTTCCTTTGGAATGCTCGTCTGGCAATTCCCTTGTGAACATAGTCAGAGTTGTCATGTCTACCACTTAGATCTCCCTCTATGGTTAAGTTATTTTCTTTAACCTCAACCTTGATCTCCGCCTTGGTGAAACCTGCAAGAGCCATCTCTATGCAGTACATGTCCTCACCAGACTTAACGATATCATAAGGAGGATAACCTCCACCATCACCTCCACTAGCAGGGGATGGGAAATCTACCAGATGATCCAGAAGTCTGTCATAACCAATAGCAAATCTAGGCCACATTGTAGTATATAATTCATTCGATCTCATCTCATTTCTCCTTTGTTTGGAACCCATTATGGCATTCCAAGTATATTATCTCACATAAATAGCTCTATGTCAAGAACTTTCTTCCATGCCTCCTGAACCTTTTCTTATGATATCATTATGGTCTAGCTCGCTCCAGTATATTTCCAAGCCTGTACTACATTCATCTAAACTACTGAACTTATGGTATTCTCCCGGTGGAACTACGGTAAAATCACCGGGATATAAGAGAGTACTGTCCACTAGATCATAGTCATTCTTCCATCTTTCTATTTTTAGTTTACCAGAGATAAGATAGAAGGCATTGTACTTAGTCTGATGTTTATGTAAGGAGCAGAATGTACGTGGCTTTATTTCTATGAAGTGTATCTCAACTGCTGGACTTTTCAATAGGTCAGTTGTAGTTCCCCATATCTTTCCTTCCTTCATGTCAAGTCCACCAGCTCACACACACCACCAGTACAGGCTAACTCCTGTGATCCTGTGGTGTTGTCTTCTTTCTCAAAGTCTTTCAACTGTGTCCAATCAATAGCTTTCTTTGGCATCATCTTCTTGACCTTTCCATATTCTTCTTTTGAAATCTCTTGATAAGGGGCTTGCTTATAGGTGTGATCTGAATAGGGAAGGAAGGACACACCAGACAGGTGATCAAAGTTCTTCCAGCACCAAGCTCCTACCTCCACCCATTCACTTTCCTGTACCGATATAGTTACACTTGGCTTATGTTCACACCAAGCTTCAGCATATGTCTTCCATATTTCCAGTTGCTGTATAGCATTCATATCATTTCTAAATATTGAGCTACGATCAGAGTGGATAGGAAAAGAAAAGACTGATACATCTTTAGATTCTGTATTACCATTTATTTGAGGTTCATTCGGAATGCCCATTTCCTTTAAGAATACAGTCATTGGATCTTTGTTATCTCCTCTAACTGTTCTAATGTAATATTCTGAATGTCTTGCATGAATACCACTTGCACTATTTACTAACTGACTCACAGTACCAGATGGTTTAACACAGGTAATGGCAGTTGACTGCTTGATGCCAAGCTTCTCACTCCACTTCTTGTTAGTGGATATAGCAACGTTACGTAGTTGACGTAGGGTGTCCTCCAATAAGGGAATCTTTGCAGAATAATCTAGGTGTGGGAAAGAACTATTGAGCAACTTACAATCCATGATACCTGTAAGGGACACACCAAGAAGACGTTCCTCTTCTGTGTTATCTCTCCATCTCTTTCTGAGGTATCCAAAGTTTGTAAGAGTAGCTTGGATAGTACCAAGCAATGTAGCTACCCGTACTTTACGTGCTAAAGAATTTTTATCATCAAGAGGTCTGCACACAACCTCAGTCAGATTACAGAACTGATTGGGTCGTAGTATAATTTCTGAGCAGGGATTAGTTCCAAAGCTAATGTCAGATATCCTTCGTCCATTCTGTGCTGCCTTCATCTGTGCAGACTTACGATTAAAGATACCACGTTCACCACTCTTACTCTCATACAAAGACTGCCACTCATTCATAAAGATACCAGTATCAGGACGATCTGTGTAGACAGCAGAGTTGTTAGCCAAAGCTCTTTCTGGATTTGTATGGGACCATGCACCAGACTTGGATGCCCTCATACGATCATCGGATAGATTAGATAAAGATATCAGAGCTGATCTACGTACACCACCTACAACTACCACATCCCCTATCTTGCAGACAATATCATGGCACTCAATGGAATTAAGTTTTCTACCTCTGGCTTCTTTGAACTTACGAATGATAAAGTCGAATAGATTAACCAATGGTTGTGGTCCACTGGCTCTCCCACCAAAGGTCTTCAATCTTGATCCAGCAGGACGTACCTTGCTAACATCTATCTTTGGAATACGATTCGTATAGAGGTAGGATACTAGATCTTTTAATGCTCTTGCCCATCCCTCTTTGGAATCGGCTATACTTATTACATCATCTGTTCTCTCAAATTCTATATCTGGTATGGTAGGAAGTTCATTAACATACTGTCGTTCAACGGAAAAGCCTACTCCTGTGCCATTCATAAGTATGTAAAGTATCTCGTCAAAAGATTTAGGATTGTCCACAGGTATGTAAGAACAATTATATCCAGCTATGTTCTCTCGTTCCAAGGCTGGACCAGCAGCCATTAAAGATCTCATGCTTGGCATAACCTCCAGAGATAGGATGGAGTTCCTGATCATGTTCCAATCCTTGTCATCAAGCTGATCCTTAACACCAAGATTATTCTCCACATGATTGCGGAAGAAAACTATTAATCTATTTACAGTTTCATCCCATGTTTCTCTACGTCCCTCATCTTCCATCCATCTTGAATAGCGAGAGAGATATATAAAAGACTGATACTCAGTTGGTAGGCTCATCCACGTTCTCCCCATATCTAAGTTCCAATATCATTTGTGCATAGTGAATAATTTTCTTAATGTCCTTTGCCCCTTCACCTTTGGTGCGATGACGGGTTACATATTTTACTATATTACCTTCAAAGAAATCAAGTTCATTCGCATAAATATATTCAATCGGTTGAACTTCCAGCTTCTTATAATGATCTCCACCTACTTGATAGTCTCGTATTGACATATTAGCTTCTCCTATTCCTCATCCTTTGACAACATTCTATAAATATGATATCTAAATGATCCTTGCTTCTTGGAGTTTACAACTTCCAATGCAAAACTTCTTACGTATCCCGGTTCAACTCCAGCTTGATCACATACAAATTCAAAATTATCACACGTCACACCCACACTACAGAAAAACCAAGCCTTTGCTTTACTGTTATTTACTAATCCTTTAATATTTGAATTAGTAGCATCAAGCAAAGCCTGAAGAATAACAGCTAGATATAATCTTCGTTCAGGGTATTGTTGATCATATAGAATAATAGGATCTACAAATATGTCATCTGGATCTTTGATCTTCATCTATATAATTTTCAACAGGACGATACCATTTGCCTCCTACATATGAATTGTAGAAGGCAGGTTCATCTGTTCCCTCCAAGACGGTAGCTAATACATTGTACTTCATTTGATAATAACATTCATAATATCTTAAACTCCTTTTATTTTTATACTCAGCTATAACTTCAAACTTAAAATGTTTCTTCCCTAATTTTTTTATATCCTCCAAAAGAGTTTTAGAAGAACCCATGTAAACTTCCCATTTAGATTTCTTCTTTCCTTTACCCAACAGATATTGTTTACAACCTACGTAAGCCTTGCCAGTTTTCTTATTGGTTATAATATAAACGAACCCAAACTTATTTAAATTGGGAACAAATCTCTTACGTTTGTCCCTTACCTTCCAATGCATTACCAGTTAAATACTTCAGGGACTTCAGGAGTTCTAGAAACATTTGATAAGTACCTGTTCCCATATGCATATTTAAACACACGTAATCCTTGTCCTTGATTAGCATCTTGCCAACAAAGTTTTTTATGGTTGCAATACACACAACCAATAGCAAGTTTACGATTACCCGAAACTCCATCAGCAACATCCGAATAACATTTGGAAGGAGGAGAAGAACTATCCATAGCT